TTAGAGGCTGAGACTGTGACGGTTCAAAAAGCTAATCTAGCGGTTAACTCTCGTACAGCATTGTTTGCTTTGAACGCTAAAGGCCATGATAAAACGATGGATGGAACTAACTCATCCCTATTCAACAAAGACCCACAGCGTAATCAATCCATCATAGCCATGCTAAGTGGTGAGGTTTACTGCGATAAGTTGGTAGTGACAGGCAAGAATTCTGATTGGGAAGAAAAGCAGGGCGTAAAGTATGTCTGCCGTGGTGGTATTCCTCCGCAAATGGGAGAGTTTGATGGCTATATCTCCGTAGGATTTAAAGATGTTCCTGAAGACCCTACAGAGATCAAGACTCGTATCAATCTAGCCACAACTGAGATGAGTAAATGAAATGGATAGTGTTGGTACTATTTTCCATTTGGTTATTAGTATCGGCACAGCCCAAACAATGTTTGTTGTCAGACTTCTATGCTTTGAGTTGGATAAGCGAGCCAACAATGCGGCACATGGAATTGTCTCGTTGGATAACTACGAATGGAGACTCTTGTAAGTCTGAACAACTGGTTGTTTTGTGGAATAACTTAGCATTGTGGGCGGGAGTTGCTGATAGTGCTGAGATGAGGGCAAAGGTTCTTTACTACTACGCTAGAGCAATAGAAAGGGAAGACAAGAAATGATTACTGTTGACAAATGGTATCCCTTTGTTTTGCCAAAGCAATACGATGTAAAGCAAGTAGCTTTTGAGAAGGCTGTAGAGCGTGCTCAAGAGGAATACAAACAAGCCTTAGAAGCGCACAAGATTGCTAATGCTACTCACGAGATGGAAGTAGAACTGTACGACAAGAGAGCAAGACAGAATACTGTTGAACTTGGTATGTTTGAGAATAGAAGACGATTTCAGATTTTTGTATAAGGACTAATATGCTGACACTACTATCAACACTTATTTCATTTTTAATGGGTGGCGTTCCTAAACTCCTAGAGTTCTTTCAAGATCGTGCAGATAAGAAGCATGAGTTAGAACTTGCTCAACTTCAGATTCAAAGAGAACTGGAGATGCGTAAATTAGGGTTTGAGGCTCAAGAACGTGTAGAGCATATTAAGTCTGAACAACTGCAAATGGAGACTGCATCACAAACAACCCAGACTATTGTTGCTGCCCAACAAGCTGAGATGCAAGCTATCTATGCCCATGATACAGCTCTAAATGAGGGTACAAGCCAATGGATGAAGAATCTAAGGGCTAGTGTGCGTCCTGTCATTACCTATGGGTTCTTTTTCTTGTTGGTATTTGTTGATGTGGCTGGTTTCTGGTATGGCTACTACATGAGCGTTCCATTTGATGACTTGCTAAATATGTTGTGGGATTCTGACACCCAAGCATTATTTGCCTCAATAATAGCTTTTCATTTTGGTGGTCGTGCATTTGGTGGCAAGTGATGAAAGTCTCTGCTAAAGCTATCAAAATGATAATGCACCATGAAGGTGTAAGGCAGAAGCCGTATAGATGCCCTGCAAAGCTATGGACGATAGGTGTAGGTCATGTACTGTACCCAGAGCAAGGAAAACTCAAGATAGATGAGCGTGATGGCTTTGCGCTAAAGATTGAAGATTTCCGTACTTTTCCAATGGAGGAAGTAGATGCAATTCTTAGAACTGATCTTGACAGGTTTGAGCGAGGAGTGGAGAAGTTTTGTCCAGTACCTCTTACCCAAGGCCAATTTGATGCTTTGGTCAGCTTTAGCTTTAATGTTGGTCTGGGAACATTACAAAGAAGCACCCTCCGTCAAAAGGTTCTTAGGGGAGATATGCAAGGTGCGTCAGAAGAATTACTAAAATACTGCATGGCTGGAGGTAAAGTTCTCAAAGGGCTTTTAAACCGCAGAAAAGATGAACAAGCAGTATTCTTAAGTTAAATTATGCCAAACATACCAACCCAAGACGATGCACAAATCTTTGCCCAGAGTGTTAAAAAATGGCAAGAAGTGTTAAACCTTGGTGATTGGAGAATAGAGAAGGGCATCAAACCCGCAAAACAAGCGATGGCCTCTGTTGAGTTCAACGAGAGCGCCAGACTTGCTGTTTACCGATTGGGTGACTTTGGTGCTGAGAAAATAACCGATGATTCGCTAGACAAGACTGCACTCCATGAGTGTCTGCATATTTTCTTGCATGACTTAATGATGGTAGCGACTGACCCCAAGTCCTCAGACGAGGATATTGAAATGCAAGAGCATAGGGTTATCAATCTCTTGGAAAATCTCTTAAAGGATGTTCATGGGCAATCATAATCAAACCTGTACTGATGTTGAGTTCATCAAGTTATGGGGAGAATATCAGTCTGCGGCTAAACTTGCAGAGCATCTTAAGATTGCAATCAGAGCGGTCTATTTGCGTAGAAGATGGATTGAGGAACACTACAAGGTCAAACTAGGTGCTTCTGACCATCGAGGTGCTAAATATGATCTTAAAAGGCCAAAGTCATTCTCTCCTTTAAAGCAGATCAACTTAGGCATTGAGGATGGGACAGTTATCGTATTCTCTGATGCCCACTTCATTCCTAGCCAACGCTCAACTGCCTTTAAAGGGCTTTTATGGGCTATCCAAGAGTTCAAACCTAAAGCGGTGATATGTAACGGAGATGCGTTCGATGGAGCGTCTATAAGCCGTTTTGACGCTTCTGATTTACCACAGACTTCTGTTATCCAAGAGTTAAAGGCTTGTCAGGCAGCGCTTGAGGAAATCGAGGAAACGGCTAAAGCTGAGAGACACAATGTAAAGTTGGTGTTTACATTTGGTAATCACGATTCTAGGTTTGCCAATAGACTAGCCCAACACGCACCTCAATTTAAAGATGTTTACGGCTTTAAGCTGACAGACCATATTCCTAACTGGGAATTCTGCTGGGCTTGTTGGCCTACAGAAAACACCATTGTTAAGCATCGTTATAAAGGCGGCATCCATGCCACTCACAACAATACTGTGAACGCTGGCGTATCCATCGTAACTGGACACCTACACTCTCTCAAGGTAACGCCATTTGATGACTATAACGGCACTCGCTATGGCGTGGATACTGGAACACTAGCGGAGACTGATGGCCCACAGTTTACCTATGGAGAGTTAAGCCCTAGCAACCACAGATCAGGCTTTGCAGTACTTAACTTCTTTAATGGTAAGTTATTGTGGCCTGAACTCGTGCATAAGTTTGACGAGGATATGGTTGAGTTCCGTGGCGAAGTCATAGATGTGAGTGCATTTTGAGCGCTTGGCTAATTATCCTCACAGGGGCAATATACGCCTACATAGCTGGTGAACAGTTATGGAAAGATAACCCACACATGGCTATTGTGTACGCAGGGTACGCCTTCTCGAATGTGGGTCTTTACTTACTTGCTAAGTAACGTCTTTAACGAACAATCCGTTGGACAATAGCGTCCCACGCCTATTTTTAATTTGGTCGTAGGCAACTTCCATGCAGTCTACCAGATTTAGGTCTTGTAGAGCGCAATAATTAACCAGACAAACCATGACATCTCCCACAGCGTCCACAATTGCATCACGATCTTTTTTAATGGTTGCATCGGCTAGTTCTCCAAGTTCAGACATTGCTTTGAGTAGCTGAGTCTCTGGATTGCTATTAGGGATAATTTTGCGAGCTTCCGCCCATTGAATTATCTTTATTTCTACATTTGCATAACTCATTTGATTGCTTTCATAACTCGTTGTTTTTTACCAGAGCGTCCTACTCTAGCGCCAATGATCTCGATATAACCTTTGTCTAGCAAAGCACAATACCTCCCTGTTATTGAGGAGTAAGGATAGTCTGGATACATCTCTAGTATCTCGTCTGAGATACACCCATCAGGAAAGCCCTTTATAGCCTCATAGACAAGACTTTCTAGCTTCTTGGTGTCTACACCTTCAGCTGCCTCAATCGATGTTTGAGGGCTATCTTTTCTGTGTAACTTAAATACTGGTGAGCCAAAGAACTTCTCGACTGCACCGCCAAACCATGCTTTATCTAAACTCATTACTTTTCTCCTTTGGGTGGAGGTACTCGCTGCGTCCATGTTCGTCCGCTATTTCTAGCCATGGCATCCGCTTTCCCTCCGTTAACTTAAAATGGCATATCTAGATCGTCAAACTGCTCTTGCTTAACTTTCTTCTTAGGTTGCAAAGAAGCATCAGCGTTCTTATTCTTGACAGACAGAGACATAAACTTGTTTCCGTCCTTGCTGACCTTAATCCAAGCTGATAGCCAGTAGTCAGTCCCATCTACATTAATGCTACCTTTGTAGTCAGGAAATTTAGCATCGTCTTTGCGGTCGTTCTTAAAGAGCGAGCCTCGGTTAGTTGTGTCGTATTCCATTATTCTTTCGCTTTCTTAATTGCTGATCTTACTTTGCTTGGCAGTAGTCCCCACAAGGCAACCTTTTGGTCAGCTTCTAGGTTTTCTGCTTCCATTTTCTCAAGCCCTTGCTTTCCATCAAGAGCGATGAGTTCCATTGCCAACTCACGCAGATACTCCATTTCCTCTGGAGGCAAACTGTCTGCAATTCCCTGTGTTGGCGTAATAATTACCTTTTCCTCTTTGATCGGTGCAGAGGAGTCCAAAGCGTCATGCTCAACGATTTCCATTGCTGTCATCCAAAGATACCTACGCTGATATGTTTCTACAGCACCTAGATTCTGGATAGCGTGTGCGCCTTTAAGGTTTGCCTCAACCATTGGTGATGTAACAACAATGTTAGTGCCATCGTCAACATCTGTAATTGTGAGGTCTGCATAGTCTTTGGTGTAAGAGATAACTCCGCACAATCCTTGGCTATGGAAAATCTCATTGATCTGAGGAAGGAAGTCGCCCAATTCAAAATATTGGTAGCCCGCGAACTTGTTGTGTCCTGACTTCTTTAGCTGCATAGATTGCAAAGCCATGCGAGCGTTCATTAACTTCTTATGTACCATTTTCATTTCCTTCACTTAAATATTCTTCGATCATTGCTTCTTTGTCTTCCTCGTATAAATCCTCGAAAGGTACGAAGTGGTTTTCTCCACAGCATGAGCCGTAGGTCTTGGGTTCTGTACAGTAGCAACAGTAAAGCGGCCCTGTTAAATCTTTGATTGCGTCTTGTCTTGTAATCATTGGATTCTCTGCACTTGTTTAGCTACAAGCCATTTATCACCTAACTGGCGTACTGACTTCACCCATTGCTTTTGGTAGCCTCTAATGACCTCTGGAGGGGCATCGTAGGTGGCAAATATCTTACGAACGTGGGTTAGGAATCGTGTGTTCATTTCAACTCCACAAGTTCAAGCACTAAACCTTCTTCGTCAGGGTCGCCACCATAACTAAGAACACCATATTTTTTGTTCTTAAGTTTGACAACAAGAGCAACATCTGGATTGCAGAAGTCATCTTTATCTGGTGCGTTATCGTATTTGACCATGCTTTCAGCCATTGCTTTACAGACTTGGCGTGTTGTGAATGGTAGTAAAAATGCCATGATTAACCTCTCCATGCCAGTAATACACCCCAACCACCAAAGATAACGATTGCCAATGTCCACTCAACTAGCGTTTGAATAATCTTACTTTTCATTTGGTTCTCCTTAATTGGGGGACTAAGCCCCCTGTTGATTTTTACTCGACTCTGCCATCAGCATAAACAACGACATTCTTGCCACTAGGCAAATGTACATTGCAAGAAACTGCACCAGCTTCAGCTTTGAGGTAACGAATTACAGAGGCGATAACTTGAGAATCTGTCATTTCTGACTCCTTAAAAAGACCCTTACGAATTGCTTGGGCTGAGATGGATTGTAAAGGTTTCTGAACAATATTCAACAAGTTTTTATAGGTGTTTACCCTAAAAACAACAAATAATTTGTTTGCTATACTGTTTAGATGGATAAACAAACTGCTATCACACTTGCTGGCTCACAAAGTGCGCTTGCTCGTATCTTTGGAATAGAAAGGTCTGCCGTTCACCAATGGAAGACCATCCCTCTATTGCGCCTATACCAACTCAAAGAACTCAGACCAGAATGGTTTAAATGACACAAGAAGCAATAATTAAAGCCCTCCAGAATGGCCCACTTACTTCACAAGAAGTCTGTGATTTAACAGGTATGCC